GGCAAGCCGCACTCAATTTTTTCGGGAGTGATTTTGTTTGGTTATGGAGAGCAGGCGGTGGATGCAATCGCCCGGTTTCGCGAGTACAAGCCCATAGGCATGTCATGTCAAGCCTGACGCACGAGGCCAAGACTCGGCAAGGCTATCGCCTCCGAGTCTACACCGGTGCCGGACGTCGCTCGATCTGGCTCGGACGCATCACCGAGCCCGAAGCGATCGCGATTCAGCGACACGTGGACGAGATCATCGCCGCCCAGACCGCAGACCTACCGATTCCAAGGCAAACAGCCCTTTGGCTCGATAGGCTCGATCCGGAAATCAAATCGAAGCTCACTTGCATCACCGGATCCATCCGCACCGTCCGGACTGCGATCGACGAGTATCTCAACGCGAAGCGAGATCTGCTTGCCACATCGACTGCCGAATCGGTCGGTCGCTCCCTGGCCTGGCTGTCTGATGCCTGCGGTGATCGGCGAATCGATGGAGTGTCCCCGGAGGAAATTGCCACCGTCTATGATGCGCTAGAGCAAGGTGCGTCCACCCGGGGAAAGATCGCCAAGGATTGGAAAGCCTTCTTCCACTGGTGCGAGGATAATCGATGGATCGTTGCCAATCCGGCCAAGCGACTCAAGACCACGGTCGCGGTGCGTGAGAAGCGATTCGTTTCGGTGGAGACCATCGAGCGAGTCCTCCAGGCCTGCGAAGATCCCGAGCTGCGGCTGGTGATTGTGCTGTCTCGATTCGGAGGCCTGCGAATTTCCAGCGAAATTCGCGACTTCGCAGAGTCCTCGATCGACCGGGCCCTAAAACGGATCAAGATCACAGACACCAAGCGAGGGGTGGTCCGGGAGATCCCGCTATTCCGTGAGATCGCTGCCGAGCTCCCCGCACCAGGCGTCGAACTGTTGCCAACGATCGCAAGCCTATCTCACTCGGGAATCACACAGCGATTCCTCGAGGTTGTTCGCAAGGCAGGAATCGATCCATGGCCGGTGCCGTGGCATTCGATGCGAGCCACTCGCGAAACCGAACTGATCACCGCTTTCGGACTGGCGACCGCTTCAAAGTGGATCGGCAACTCGGAAAAAGTCGCGATGACGTCTTACGCGATCATTCCGGACTCGGACTGGGAGAAGGCTGATTTGTAACTCTTGTTGGACGGTTTTTCAGGGGCGAGTGGTAGTCTCGTCCCCATGAGCAAATCGACCCGGGCAACCACGAAACGCAAGCGACAAGACGCCAACGTCATCGTCGCATCGTCCAAGAGCAACTTGGAACTGCGCACCAGTGGCGACTCCATCGCATTGCAAGCCGCAGACCCTAACACCCCCGACGCGCTGCCCAGTTTTAGTGGGATCGCCTATACCGGGGGTGTCATGCATCCCAAGCTTGCAATCCAGTGGAACGGTCCGGTGGTGATTGACCTAGCAGGCCTCGACGCACCGGTCGGACCAGTGCATCGAGACCACGACGAATCCAGGCCTGTCGGCCATCTGACTGCTGTGGCCAACGATGGAACCAAGCTCTCCGTCACCGGAGTGTTCTCGGTCCCTTCGGTGGATCAGCAGGAGATCGTATCGGGAGCGATAAACGGATTTCCTTGGCGACCATCGGTCGGCGTGAAGATCCTCACTTACTCCACGATTCCTCAGGGCCAAACCCTCCAGTGCAATGGACGCACTTTCGATGGTCCTGTCCTCGTCGTCAAGCGATCGCAGCTTAAAGAGGTCTCCCTGGTAACGATTCCAGGCGACCCAGAATCCTCTGTCTCTATTGCCGCTTCGGCCACATCAAACATGAAAACCTTTGAAGACTATTGCACCTCTCTTGGACTCGATCCTGCGACTCTTTCGCCCGAGGCCAAAGCCGCCCTGCAAGTCTCCTACGCCGAGAGCATCGAATCCTCTGCGGACCCTGCCAGCACGGACGCTGGTGCGGGTTCGCAACCTCCTGACGCTTCTGCCGCCGACCCCAACAAACCCATAGATCCAAACATGACCAAGCCTGCGACCGCTGCTGCTTCTTCCGCCTCGCCCGATCTGACCGCTGGTAGCACCTTGGATCTGACCGCCTACCGATCGCAGATGGCCGCTGAAACCAAGCGAGTCGGCGATGTCACTTCGCTCTGTGCCAAGTTTGGCAATCCAATCGTCATGGTTGGTGGCAAGAACGTCGACCTGGCGGCCCACGCCATCGAGAACGGCCTTACCGGCGATCAAACCGAATTGCTCGCTCGCCGCCACCAAGACCTGGAAGCCTCCCGCGATTCTCGCCCACGAGGCCCTGCGATCCACTCTCGAGCTAGCCGCAGCTCGATCGACCTTGGAGCACTCCAAGGTGGCATCATGTTGCGGGCTGAAATGAAGCTCGATTCAGCAACGCTCGAAAATCGCGACGTTAAAGCCAAGCTTCCAGGGTTCCTCAAGGCTGGCATCAACGACTCCATTCGCCAGCAAACGATGGAAGCTGCCTACCAGTACCGTGACTTGACCCTCATGGAGTACTGTAGTCTAGGTCTTCAAGCTCGCGGAATCGATGTTCCATCTAACCGCGTCGACATGCTTCACGCCTCTTTTTCCTCGGGCACTGTCGCTGCTTTGTTCGGTGCGACCCTCGGTGCGAAAATGCTGGAATCCTATGCCGAAGTTGAAGACTTCTCGCAGGGGATTTGCAGTGAAGACGAAAAACCAGACTTGGAAGAGCACAACAACAACCGGATGCAAGCCATTGGGAATCTTAAGCATCACCCAGTCGGTGGCAAGGCTCAGCATGCAAGTCGCCGTGTTCTTTCGGAGATAGCTCAGGTCGGACGATTTTCCGAGCAATTGAAGATCGACGAGGCCGACATGCTTGGCGACAACTTCTCGAAGCTCAAGGACACCCCGAAAGACTTCGGTCAAGCCGCCGGGCGTCTGCGTCCTGACTTGGTCGCCGCCTTGCTGATGAGCAATCCGACCTTGAAGCAAACCGCTCGCGCTTTGTTCAACACGACCGACGGCAACAGTGCGACGGGCAAGGCCTTGGCTCGCGCAACCCTGAGTGAAATGATCGCACGTTTGCTGAAAGTCAAAGACGGCGACGCGACGCTTAACCTCAAATTGACGCACCTGATTGTGCCACCTGATTTGATGGACTTGGCGGTGCAGCTCTGTTACTCGGCCAACCTGTCGAACGACAGCGGGTCCGGTGACATCAACCCGATCAAGAGGCATGGCATCACTCCTGTCACCGACGCTCGATTCTCGAATGGATTGGTTCACCCAGTCACCGAGCAAGCGATCGCAGGTTCGGACACCATGTACTACGGTGTTTCCAAGTATGGACGCACTATTGAAGTCAACTACCTACAAGGTGCTGGCCGAGTTCCTGTGGTTCGCACCGATACTCTCGTCGGCGGTGAGTTTGGCGTAGTCATCGACGTCAAGCATTACATCGGAGCCAACGCGCTCGACTACCGATCGATGCAACGCTTCCAAGGCTAGTCTTTGCGGCCCGACCGTGGGCTAGTGATCGATTCCTTTCGGCAGAGTTTCGGCTCTGCTGTTGTTTCCCCCCCTTCAACTCTCGACCAATCCCATGCTTATCCGACTTTTTCAGCCTGTGGTTTTTGACGGTAAAACGCTCCAAGGCGTGATTGAAACAGACGGTACTGCCATCAGTGCCAACTGCATCATCCAGCGAGGCTGGGGCGTAGAGGTCAAATCGTCCAAGCCTTCCAAGGCATCCCAAGAGCCTGTCGAGTCTGATCCTCCCAGCGAAGATCCGGACCAAGACGAATCCGACGAGTCGGACGAACCGCAAGACGAGCAGCCATCGGAGCAACCAGCCGAGCAGCCTGTCGTGGTCGAAGCGCCACACAAGCCGACCAAACCCGCTCGCCGAGCAAGTCGCTCCCAGAGCTAAGTCCTGAGTAACCACACTCCCCTCTTCACACAAAAGAAACCATGGCAACTTTCAAGCAAGAAACCGACGTTCGCCGATTCACCGCCAGTGCTGACACTGCCAACGGAGCCATCGTCCAGACCGTTGACGGCCTGGCCGGGATCGTCGAAGGCCTAGCCGGCGTCAAAAACGGCAAGGTTGGCAACGCTCGCGTAGTTGGAATCGTGACTTGCGACAAGGCATCGGGCACCGTGCTCGCTGCTGGAGCCCGAGTCCAGATCGCCACTGCGACGCAGCTCGTCACCGCAAAGGCGTCGGGCGCTGCTGACGCAGGAAACATCCTGCTCGGTCGCACCGCTGCCGCTGGTGCGGACGGAGCATTGACGGTTGATGTCGACCTGAACCGAGCCGCAGTCTAACCAACCACCATGGCCATCAAAGAAGCCGATCTTAAAGAATGGTCCGATCTCGAGGCAAGGCGATCCGCCATGCAGCGAGAACTTACAACCATCAAAGATCGGCAAGGCCAGATCGAAGAACAACTCGAAGCCGAGCTTCGCAAGTCCGGCAAAACGAAAATCACGCGGAGCGGGTTCACTCTCGCTCTGCAACCTGGGAAAGCTTCCGTCAGTTGGGCCAAGGAATTCCTCAAAGCCATGGGCGATGAGGCAGTCCAGAAGCTCAAAGACGCAGCCGCCCAGACGTCGGTCAAAGTGTTCGTGTTGGTCCCACCCAAGCCACCCAAGGCCCCAAAGGAATAGCCCATGGGGATGCTTGAGACTGGGACCGCTCACCTCGCTGAATCGATGACCAAACACACTGCGGTTGATGTCACGTACATCAAACGCAAGATCCAGAAACCAATCAAGGCCACGCGGGGATCGACTCCCTTCGAAGCCTCAGACACCGAAGGGCTCATCCATCGGACCGTCAGTCGAGACTACTTAGTAGCCAAGACCGAATGGCCGTTCGATGACGACCCAGAAGACGGGGACCGAATCACCGACGCTGGCAAGACCTACATCGTTCGCTCGATGACTGGCCAGCCAGTCTGGCGATTTGCCGACCCTGGCGAAAACCTAATCCGGATCCACACGAAGCAGCAATGAGCCCGATTCGTCAACTACTCGCCGAAGTTGTCGAAGCGCTCGCAGCCGCCGCAGTCGTCGATCCGGAAACCAATTCCGCGATCGATGACGATACGTTCAAAGTCGATTACTTGCCACGGTTCGAAGTCGCAGACCTGAAAGGTCTCCGGATCGTCGTCGCACCGAGGCAAAACACATCGACCAAGATTTCCCGCTCTACGCGGGAGTTTGAGTTCGGGGTCCAGATCGCCGTCATCCAGACAGCGGCCAAAGACTCCGAGCGATTCGCACAACTGTTGGACCTGACTCACGAGCTCGACGAAGCACTGGCCACGGCCACGATCGTCGGGGGAGTGTGGTCGAGGTCCGAAGTCAGCCTGTACGACGTCCAGGCACTGGAGCAACACGGTGCTTTTCGCAGCGTGATCACTGTCTACTACCGCACCTAAAAAGGAATCGACATGAGCCGAAAAGGACCACGAGCTGGCATCGAGTGCAAGCTTTACTACCAGACTGCGGTCGCCGCGACGTTCAGTGTCACCACACCCACGCTCGTCACCGAAGTCCAGGACCTGAACATCACCCTGAACAAGACGAAGATCGACATCACCTCGCGAGCCAGCCTCTACAAGGCTGCGATTTCCGGGACCATCGAGGTCGGTCTGAATTTCTCGCTGCTTTACAACGCAGACCCAGACGATGCAATTTTCACCGCGATGCGGACTGCGTTCTTGAACAAAACCGTCTGGCACTGGGCGATCATGGACAACCTGATCGCGACTCCTGGCCCAGCCGGATCGCAGGGGCTCACGCTGCCCGGCGAGATCACGGAATTCCCCATCGATCAACCGCTTGAAGGGAACATGAAGATCGATGTCGCCGTTGCGTTGTCCCGAGTCAGGGTTGGCACACCCGCGGCACTTGTCGATCCAGCCTGGTTGATTGTCGCACCGTCGGCCTAGTCCGTTTGAATCACTGATCGTTTCCACCCAAGCGGAGTCGGCCATGCCACTTCCACGAGTCCGCAAAGGCAACGAAGTCGCGATCGATTTCCTGGACCATGGGGAATCGTCGCAAGGGCCCTTGGAATTCACGGTCTACGGCCGTGTGATTTCCCAGGACAAGAACAACATCGTGGTCGCTTCCTGGGTCTACTCAGATCCATCGAAGCGATTCAAACACGACGATTACAACGTCACCCAATTCACGATCGTTCGGGGTGCAATCCGAGCGATCCGTTTTCTTCGATAACTCCAATCCCAACGAAGGCAACTCGACCATGCCCAGTTTTAAGGATTGCGAATCCCGCTCTTGGGATCTTCGCATTGATGTCGACGTCATCCGTCGCGTCCGCACTGTATTTTCGATCGATCTTGCAAGGGCACTGGCGGACCCCGAAACGATCGACAAGCTCACTTCTGACATCGTCCTTACGATCGATGTGATCTATGAGATCTGCCGACCTGTCGCTGAGAAGATCGGAGTCACTGCCGAGCTGTTCGGACGCTCGCTCGCTGGTGATGCTCTCGGCCAGGCTGTTACAGCATTTGAAGAGGCACTGGTGGAATTCCTCCCGGAGTCCAATCGCCGGGCCACCGCTCGGCGAATCCTCGAGGCAGGAAAGGCACTCCAGAATCAGACGGCCCTACGGATCACCAACGCGATGGACAAGGGGCTGC